TTGTTGATGGCAACACAGTATGGCACAACGGTCCAGTGCTAGAAGCACTACAAAGAGGTGCAGTTCTATTACTCGATGAGTTAGACTTAGCATCCAACAAAATCTTATGTTTACAATCAATCCTAGAAGGCAATGGAGTATTCCTTAAAAAGATCGGCACGCAAGTTTCTCCCGCGAAAGGTTTCACGGTGGTTGCAACCGCTAACACCAAGGGAAAAGGTTCTGATGACGGTCGCTTTGTTGGTACTAATGTTCTAAACGAAGCATTCCTAGAAAGATTCCCACTCACATTCGAGCAAGAGTATCCTTCAATCAAGATCGAACAGAAGTTACTACATAACTACTGCTCTGAGTTGAAGTGCTGTGACGATGAGTACATCGAGAACTTAGGTACATGGGCAGAGATCATCCGTAAAACTTTCAAAGAAGGTGGTGTTGATGAAGTCATCTCAACCAGAAGACTTGTACACATCATTCGTGCATTCGCTATCTTCAAGGACAGAGTTAAAGCAATCAAACTTTGCCTCAACAGATTTGATGATGAGACAAAGACTGCATTCCTAGAACTATATTCTAAGATTGATGCTAAGGCAGTTCTTGATGAGAATCCACTAACAGTTGACGTAGACTAATTTCTCTGCTAGTATATAATCATGAACAAATATCGTGAAAACGAGACTCTACAAATCGTCCAACAGTATGTCGATAACACATACCAAGGACATTATGTAGGGGATGATCAAGACAAGACACAGACCTTAGACCTTTTAGAGTCCATAGGTACTGTGTCTGACTTTTGTCAATCTAACATCATAAAATATGCTGCTAGGTTCGGCAAGAAAAATGGCAAGAATAAGTCTGACTTACTAAAAGTCATGCACTATGCTATACTACTGTACCACTTCTCAAACTTTGATAATGATTCCTGATTCTATGAAAATTTCTGATGAACAACTAGAAGTATTTAATATCTTCAAACTAATTAATCCTTCTATACTATTGAAACCAGGGCAGAGAGTATCCACTATCTCTAACAACAAAAACATTATGGGAGTGGCAGATTTTAACACTCTCAATATCCCTGTTCAAGCACCAATCTATGATCTACATGTGTTTCTAAACACTATGTCTATTGTATCTGGTGGTGATAGATTAAAGAGTGATGTTGATTTCCAAGAGAACTTAGTTAATATCAGTCACGGTCGTAGTAAGATGAAGTATTACTATGCTGACGAAAGAATGATTACTGCTCCTCCTGATAAACTTGCTGACCTAGGAGAACCTGTACAGATAATGAACATCGAGTACATGGACTTCCAGAAGATGTTTAACGCAGCAGCAACATACAGTCTTCCTGACATATGCTTCACTGCACATGAAGGTAACCTCAGTGCTATCGTTACGGACAAACGTAACAGTTCTTCAAATGTCTTTACAGTTGATCTAGGTGAGACAGATAAAGAGTTCTGTTTCTGTGTTAAGACTGAGAACCTAAGGATTGTGTGTCCTACATTAGGTGGTAAGTCAAACATTGTATCAGGATATAAAGTTGAGTTGTTTACTAGCAAAGTTGCTAAACTATCTGCTATAATTAAATCAACAGCAAAGAAAGAATTACAATCTCTTGACTTGCTTGTTGCACTTGAACCTGATTCGGAGTATTAATGTTGTACGGTTTAATATTTCTTGTTATAATATTCATCGTATTCCTAATCATCACATATTATAACCCACACTAATGAACATTTTTGTCACTGATCCTGATCCTACCAAGTCTGCTCAGTCTCTGCCTGACAAACACATAGTTAAGATGCCCCTAGAAACATGTCAAATGTTATCTATTGTGGCATCAGAAGAATGGGGACATTCTTTTGGCACTCTACCTCGTGCAGATGGGCAACCATATCGTACAGAGAAGGGTGCCTTTCGTAATCATCCTTGCACACAGTGGGCGCAGAAAAACTGGCGGTGGTTAATTAACCATGGTCTTGCGTTGTGTGAGGAATATACCCACAGGTATGGTAAAAGACATACTTGTCATGATACACTACTTGTAGCAGATCAAATCTTTCCTCGGGAAGATCTAGGTCCTACACCATTTGCTCGTGCTATGTACGATGAGTTCAAGCATGACAAATCTATTTCCACATTTGATGCATACAAACGTTATGTTGCATCTAAACCTTGGGTATGTAATAATTACCTGAGGAAACCTGATCGCAAACCTACTTGGGTTTAATTTTATTATGAATGAATTTCTTTGGGTCGAGAAGTATCGACCAGAGATTGTTGACGATTGTATTCTCCCAGAGGATACGAAAGAAATGTTTAAAGGATTCCTAGAACAAGGAGAGATACCTAATCTTCTCCTAGCAGGACCCGCAGGCATAGGTAAAACAACTATTGCCAAAGCATTATGCAAAGAACTGGGTGCAGATTACTATGTAATCAACGGTTCTGATGAAGGTAGATTCCTAGACACTGTGAGAAATCAAGCAAAGTCATTTGCTGCTAGTGTCTCCCTTACATCAAAAGCAAAACATAAAGTAATTATTATCGACGAAGCAGATAATACTACTCCTGACGTGCAGATGTTACTGCGTGCAAATATTGAGGAGTTCCAGAATGCTTGTCGATTTATATTTACATGCAACTACAAGAATAGGATCCTTGATCCAATACATTCTCGTTGTTCAGTTGTAGATTTCCATGTAAAAGGAAAAGAGAAAGCACAACTAGCAACACTATTCTTTAAGAGAGTTCATAAGATTCTTGCATTGGAGAATATTGAATTTGAAATGAAGGTTGTAGCAGAAATTGTACAAAAGTACTTTCCAGATTTTAGGAGAACATTAAATGAGTTACAAAAGTATTCCAGTAAAGGGAAAATTGATGTCGGGATTCTTGCTAGTGGTGCTGACATTACAGTTACTGATCTGGTTGGACATCTTAAAAATAGAGAATTTACCAACATGAAGAAATGGGTTGTAAACAACCTAGATAATGAACCACATATCATTATGAGAAAAGTTTACGACACCATGTATACTCACATGAAACCGAAGAGTATACCCGAAGCAGTTCTCATCATAGGTGAGTACCAATACAAATCAAACTTTGTTATGGATCAGGAAATTAATCTGGTTGCATTCATGACAGAACTAATGATGAGGTGTGAGTTCCAATGAAAGAAGATATCCTACCTATCCTTATGAAATACTTTAAAGTATATCGAGGTAAAGAACAAAACTATAAGAACATCTTCCGATGTTGTGATGAGTTAGTGGAGAAGTTAAATGAAAGAGACTAAATGGACAGCACAAATTTTACTTCAATCAAATAGATTAACAAAAGTAGAATTTTCATCACCATCTAATCTAAGAGAAGATGCAGAAGAAACTGTCAAAGCATTGTATGGTGTAACTGATGTTCGCCAGTTGAGGAGGATTTGGTCATGAACTGTTGGGCATGTAATACTGAACTCATATGGGGTGGTGACCACGATGGTGAGGACTACTGCAATGAAGAATATAATATAGTTACTAACCTATCGTGTCCTAAGTGTGATGCGTTTGTTTTAGTTTATCATTCGCCAAAGGCATGGGACAATGACGATTAAGAAACATGAACTATTTCCTACAAGAGTGTATGAGTTCAACCTAGAAGGTGAGGACTTAACCATTATGCATCAAGCAAGAGAACACTTAGAGACTCTTGACTATGCTATGTACAATTACCCTGCTGGTGTTAGAACAACTCGTGGTGATATTCATAAAGATGAACCGATGAAACCTCTTTGTGGATTCTTTGAGGACTGTTTAGAGTTCATTAGACTTGATCTTGCATTACAAGTAGAGGAACTTAAAATTTCACTTGCTTGGGCAAACTATGCACCATCAGGATCAGGTGCAGGACACCCTCTTCATCGTCACCCTTATTCTTATCTCTCTGGGGTTTTCTATTTCACCGAAGGTTCTGAAACAATTTTTCAAGACCCAGTAGATATCCGTAATCTTGACACATTAGAGATTATAAGAGATCATTTCGATGGTCCCTTTGAAAAGTCAGAAGCAAAACCAGGGAAACTAATGGTATTTCCTGGATGGTTACGACATTACAGTAATCCTCATGCAGGAAAAGAAGACAGATATACTATGTCATTCAACTCATTACCTAATGGTGCTGTAAATGCAGGACCACAGGGTATACCGATGGCGAGGATAAAAGTACTATGAAGTTATTAAAGACTCCACTCAGATATCCTGGGGGTAAATCAAGAGCAGCAGTCAGACTATACAACTGGTTTCCTCTTGACATAGAAGAGTTCAGAGAACCATTTGTCGGTGGTGGATCTATGGCATTATATTTTAGTCAATGTCACCCAGAGACACCTGTATGGATTAATGATCTGTATGTTCCTCTGTATCATTTCTGGATAAACCTTAGAGATCGTGGTGATGAGTTAAGTGATGTTTGTTATGCTATCAAACAAGAGCATGCAACACCTGATCTTGCTAAGGAATTGTTTGACCAGAGTAAGAAAGAGATTATCAATGCAGATAGTTTCCGACAGGCAGTATTGTTCTGGGTACTTAACAAGTGTAGTTACTCTGGTCTGACAGAGAACTCATCATTCTCACAGTCAGCATCCAAACAGAACTTCACACTTCGTGGTGCATCTAATCTTAAAAAGTATCAGGATATTATATCTCACTGGGAGATAACTTGTCTTGATTATACTGATCCATTACAACAAGAAGGTGAAGGTGTATTTCAATTCTTAGATCCTCCTTATAAAATAGGATCTTATTTGTACGGTAGAGACGCAGGATTGCATAAAGACTTTGATCATGCTAAATTTGCTGAGGATTGTAAAGATTGTGAAGGTCAATGGATGATCACCTATAATATAGATGAAGAGATAGAGGAAATGTTTAAGGAATATAACCAACGTTATTTCTCTATGACATATGGAATGCAGCATAGACCAGACAACACTAAGAAGGCAGAGTTATTAATAACAAACTACGACGAAGAACCTACCAACCCACTTGAAACACTTCTTTATGGACAATAAATTTGAGTACTCATTAACTGCATATCTTAATGGTATAAACCTAAAACAAGGTAACCTTGAAGACGATGAACGTGCCATGAAAAAGTATCCAAAGTTCGTTATAAACAAGTGTATGTCAGACTATATTGACTGTATTATGTACAGCAATGAGATGAATCGTTTCTATACTTTGGACAACGATCTTCAATATAATTTTTATCTATATAGTATTAGGAAATCCAAAAGGTTTTCTCCCTGGAATAAAAAATCGACAGATAACGACCTAGAACTTGTCAAAGAGTTCTACGGATATAGTACCGACAAGGCACAAGATGCATTGAAACTACTGAGCAAGGGTCAACTTGAAGTCATCAAACTGAAATTAAATGTTGGAGGAAAAAAATGACTGATGAGATCTCTTGGTCTCAGGATATGATGCTAGAAGTGACTTTAAAGGAACCTGATGACTTCCTAAAAGTCCGCGAGACCCTTACTCGTATCGGTGTGGCGTCCAGAAAGGACCACAAATTATATCAATCCTGTCACATATTACACAAAAAAGGAAAGTATTATATAGTACACTTTAAAGAACTGTTTGCGTTAGATGGTAAACCAGCAAACATCACTAAGAATGATGTTGAGAGACGTAACAGAATTGCTAAGTTACTATTTGATTGGGGATTAGTAAATTTCCAAGCAGAAGAATTAACAGAGGTAGCACCATTGAATCAGATCAAGGTACTATCTTACAAAGACAAGGCAGACTGGGTGCTTGAATCCAAGTACAACATAGGTAAGAAGAAAGTAGTAGCAGAATCATGACTAACTTTGCAAAACAACAAATCAAGAAGTTCTTTAACACAGGACAGTGGGCATTAAAGTTAATCTTTATTGTTGTTCTGTGTGAACTAGGCATTGTTATGGGTGCTATGGTTGGACTGGCAGGACCACTTGATGAGAATGACAGTAACAACATCAAACATATTATGGGAATGATTGCTACTAAGTCCTTCGCATTGTATGCTGCTGAAAAAGCAGGAGCAAAAGAAAAGTATCTAATTGAAAAAGCAAAAGTATGATTGGAAAAGAGACACCAGAGATCAAGTATGATAGAGCACTAACCCTATTCCAAGAGTCAGTACTGAAACCTGATCATAAACTCAGAGCATGTGCTCATAATCAAGGGTGTCATGATGAGTTGATGGAGATCAGAACTCATGTCCTAAACTATTTGAAGACACTAAGAGAAGTCACACATCATACTAACGCAGATGAGAGTGATGAAATAGAGACTGCTAAGTTATCAAGTCAGAAACCTTACTACACAAAATGGAGATAAAGTTCGAGAAGTCATTTGGACCAGGGAAAGAACCATGGTACGTCAAGTATGAGAGATGGGCGAAGAAGCAACGCTTCCCTATCTCTTTTTTAGCGTTAGGGGTTATCGCTTGGTTAAAGGAGAAGTGGATAGAAGGTAAGGTTGACATGGAAATGACAAGTGTTGACGCACAGGCAGCAGAATTATTGCAAAAATGGGAAGAAGATGCTAAGATAAAGTCAACGATCAAGTCCACACCCTCAGAGGTGAAGGGACTTGACGACATTGAAATAAATTACAATGAGTGAAGTCCACTTTAAAAAGCATCGAGTGTTCAGAGAGACACCAGATGTTATATTTTATGACATTTCAGTAGAAGAATCCAATGCATCTGACCTAGTGATTCATGATGGTGCTGCTACGTCACCACCTAATGATAGAGTAGGTGCAAAACAGTTCTATATCCACAAATGTCAGGACGATTACAACAGAGTTGTACAAGGTGAGAGACAGTTTGAGTTAGTAAACTTTGACTGGAAATACCCTTACCACATAGTACATCTAAATCGTGCTAGTGGTGCCCTAATGATACCTAGATTGACCTATCATAGGTCACAGTCAGGAGAAAAGGGATCTATTGTAATCAACCAGTCACAGAGGTATGAAGGATTCGATAGTGAATCTGAATTTATACCTGTATCTTGTGCTTCTGTACCTAAATTGTACAAAGTATTGATGCATGAGAAACCAGTGGTACACACCCTAGGTGAGTAGGTTGACTATATAATGAAACCTATGTTATAATTACCCTCAATCTATAAGGATATGCATACATACCACATTTATTGGAAAGACAAACCAATTTTCAAGAATTTGGATGAGGATGATTTCCACGAGATATGGACTAAGATCCTATCTACATACAACGAGGAATTAAACTACCAAAAGTGTGACGATTGTCACTCTCTTCTTGAATCTTCTTACTAATGTACTCTAACTCAACCAATCTTGAATCAGCATTCTATCTCTACGCTAAGAGAGTAGAAGCACTTCACGCTATGGTTATGGGAAAGAAGTTAGATGCCGAAGAAGCATACAAACACCTCAAAATAGAGCGAAAAGCACTAAAAAAGGTGTACAAAAAACACAAATCAACTGAATACGATAGACATTGAAATTCTTAGGATTAAGAATTGATGATCATGATTCCAACATTACATATACTGATGGTAAAACAGTAAAGTATTGTGCAACTGAGCGTCTTTTCGGCATTAAACATCATGGATACGATAACATTTGGCAGTGGTCAGATGTGCTAGACCGTTGGGGTGTGCATCTCTCTGAGATAGATGCCATTGCACTGATCACAGACAACATAGTCTTTGGAAAGGGAGAAAATTATAGAGATTTAGACTTAGGACTGCCATGTAAAACGTTTGCAGTCGACCATCATTGGGCACATGTACTGAGTACATGGATGCTTGGTGACATACCTAGTGTCAACTATGTGTTTGATGGGTTTGGTAACAACGAAAGGTCACATTCACTGTATTTGAACGGTAAATTAAAGGATTCACACAGTGTCAAGAAGACTGGTTCTATCGGTGTCGAGATGGCATATGTAGGTAAGACTTGTGGGTTCACAGCAGACGAGTGGGGACTAGATTTAGCAGGAAAAGTGATGGGATTGCAGTCATATGGCATGAATGAACCAACATACTATAACCTGATGGATCAGTATGGTATTGAACATATCAAACAAATCTGGAACTATGACTCATGGATCAGAAAATGGGATAATGAGTTCGATATTAACTGGTTACGCACTGTACATGAGATAACTGGTGATAAACTGGTGGAGTACATGAGTCGCACTGGTGACGGACCTATAACATATACTGGTGGTGTAGCACAAAACTCTGTATTCAATGGAAAACTACATGAATCTGGTGTCAAGGTACGGATTCCCCCACATGCTAACGACTGTGGACTATCACTAGGTGCAGTAGAATTTTTAAGACAGAAGTTCCATGAAGAACCCTTCGATACTACTGGGTTTCCCTTCTGGCAAGACGATGAAGCACCCGAAGAACCCACTGATAAGACCATTACAGAGGCAGCAGAGTCACTTGCACAGGGTAAGATTGTTGGTTGGTACCAAGGTCATGGTGAGATAGGTCCAAGAGCACTAGGACACCGTTCTATCCTCGTAAACCCCAGATTACCGAACGCTAAGAACCTTTTGAACAAAGAGGTCAAGCATAGAGAACACTTCCGACCCTTCGGTGCTGCGGTACTACTGGAAGACACGCAAAAATACTTCGGATTTAAGGGTAAGAGTCCCTATATGAACACATGTGCATACGTCCATGACGAAGAATTGTTGTCTGTGACACATGTAGATGGCAGCAGTCGTATACAAACAGTAGAGGGTGATGATTGTTTCGCTAAGTTACTTCGTAAGTACAAAGAACTGACAGGTGACTCTGTTTTACTCAATACATCACTTAATATGGGTGGTAAACCCATAGCATCTAAGACATGGGAAGCAAAAGAAATGTTTAGTAAGAAGGGCATACAAGATATGTTTATTGGAAACGAGAGATTGTCTAAATAAAGGTGCATACAGTATGCAACTATGGCAGAACCAAAGAAAGAAGAGAAACCAAAAGGTATTCTCGGAAAGATTAAAGAACATGCAGAGGATAAGGAGGAGCAACTTGCTATTCTCTCAACTTTCGTGCGACTTGGAATTTTGATTTGGTCGGGTGGGATATTGACATTAGCGTATGTTGATTTACCTCCTGCATTGAAAATTCCTAAACAGGATATGGATCCAACTTTCATAGCTTCGGTCTTCACAGGAGTCGTAGCTACCTTTGGCGTCTCCGCAGGAGGTAAGAAGAAGAATGGAGAGAATGGTGGTGCTAACATAAGCAAGAAGGACATGGAGTTCCTTATTGCTAAGGCATCCGAGACTGCTCCTGCTCAAACTATCAGGATTGAATCAGGTCCTGTCAAAATTGTCCCAGATACAAAGTAAAATCATGCAAAAGATTATTAATGCGATCGCTATCGCTAGTGGTGTAGTGGCACTTTCAGTCGTAGGACTGGGTGGATATGTATTCATCCGTAAGGATGCTATCATTGAAGATGTTAAGTCTAAAATCACAGAAGCAGCACTCGGTTCAGTAACTGAATCACTTCCAGACCTAAGCAAAGACATCATGCCTGACTTAACTGGACCAGCACTACCATTCTAGTACCATGAAAGGTAAGAATATATTAATAGCGACTGTGGGTGGCATAATAGGTCTCTCACATATCGGTATGATAGGACTACTCGTTTCACGAGTGGGAGTTAAAGACCAGATACCTGTACTTACACCACCAGTAGGACCATATACCTCCTACGTTATATCTGCAAGTAAGCAAGGGTATAAAATGCAGTATCAAGCGAATGACCCTAAAACTATGGTCAAGAGCACATCAACCAAGGTCAAAGGTTTAACAAAAACAACAGAAAAGACTGTTGTAGATGAGTATACAATGGATGGTAAGACCCATTTAGGCATACTAGGTATGAAAGAAGCGGGTCCACTCAACGTAGCATGCATCAAGGCAGAAGGTGGTGGTGAACAGACAGGTAAGGTGGTTGGTGCCAGTGTTGGTGCTGCTGCTGGTGCACAGGTAATCAGTGTACCATTCGTAGGTCCTGTTCTTGGTGGTCTAGTAGCGATAGGTGCTGCTGACAAAGGCGGTGACATAGGTGGTCAATTAGCAATGGAATGGAGTGAAGCATGTGACCCTGATACAACCGATTAATATAAGAGATGTCAATGTATTTGACGTAACAGTGCCCCCGATCACGCAAAGATATAGCGTGACCCCAGGGGCATTGCCATTTTATAACCCAGTAACACTACCAGTTGGTGTACCTCTGATTTTAATGCCTGGATGTGTAGAAGCACACCCAGAAAGTAAACCACAGAACCCAAATGATAAGTTAGTTAAGGATGATAGTGATGGTGCGAAAGTATATTGTGATGCTGGTATGCCATCCTTTGATGCGATAGACTATACACCTGAGAATTTGGTAATACAGAGAAATGTGGAGGCACCTGTGGTAGATGTACCACCCCCACCAGATACACCAGAAGTAGAAGCACCAGATATACCACCCACAGAAGAAGAACTTCCCTGCCCTGGACCAAATGCACCTAGGATAGGAGACGTGGCACAGAACAAGGAAGAGAAAGTATCAGGTTTTGAATTGCAGACTGACCCTGCAACTAATAAGGAGGTCTGTGTGACATTGTATGAGGATATACCAGCGATAGAAGCACTACTACCAGACGTTCAAACAGTGAGTACCACAGCAGTCATAGCAACAGTCGCTACGGGATCGGCACTCCTAGCGAAACCTCTCGCAGACCTACTGATGAGGGTTTTTCGTCCTGCGATAAAGAAGGCAGTGACCACTTTCCAAACCAAGGTCTTGAAGAAGAAGAGTCGGAAGTTGACGAGGCAAGAGATAGCGACGAATCTGTTGAGACAGAAGAAAGGTCTACCCCCTGCTTATCAGAGTTTTGAGAAGAAGACGAAGGAATAGAATGAACATGTGGTTTCACTACATGTACACCATCCACAATGACATCAGCACACACCTTATGATATGGAGACTTTTTATGGAATCGAATTCCTGCCTTGTAAAGTTCACCGCAGTTTTTTAATCTCGCAATCTCAAAATCTAATCGCTTGTTGGCGATGGTTTGTGTTTGTAATGCTATCTGTGTGTCTACTGCTTTCTTACATTGCTCTTGTGCCTTTTGGTCTAGTGGTACTGACCATGTTGCAGACACACCAAGAGACAGGGCAAGTTGATCCTTCTGACCTGTACGAGTAGGCATGTAGTAAAGTATATTTCCTGGGTTGTCTATCTGTCCGTCATCATTGGCGTCATGTATGTCGTACACTGGATCATTCCAATACGATTCGTATGGTTTCTGTCCAGAAATTGATCCAGTAGCATAGGGAGTTATGTTGAGAGTACTACCCTGACACTGTATGCCACCACCATATGTGTTTGTTATATACGGTCCTTGTAAAACTTGTATAGCTTGGTTGGTCACTGACCCGCTGCTATTCGCGATGGGACTTGCTGTCGCACTAACACCTCCAACTGTCTCAGCACGAACACTAGGCATAAACCCAGTGATAGCAAGGGATATCCCTACTGCTGAAAGATACTGGTTGTATCTGTGACGCTTTGGATGGTGGTTGATCTCTGGATCACGGTGTGATTCGCGAGTCCAGGTCCAGAATATGTTTCTGTGAATTGGAAGTTTGCACCTGGCGTTGTCTGTGTAAACGTCGGTTTTGTATCCACTCCTGTCCATGTTGATCCAACTCCCTCAATGGTTACATTATTTGTTGTTGTTGTTGGTGATAGATTACCAGATGCAGTGACACCAGTGCCTGTTGCGGTCCACTGATACCCTGTATTATAATCCATCGAATTTATAGTCTCAGTGACTGTCGTAGTCGTCTCAGTGTGAGACGTCATACTTCCTTGTGTAAAATTAGGCACCACAGGCACTGCAAACACTGGGTTTACGCCCATGGCGAAGCATACAAGAAGTAGTTTTATGTTACTCCTCATATGTCACACCTATCTTATTGTAAGTTCACTTACCACCTGTCCAGTTGCTTGTGTACCCGCGCCACCAGCAACAACCGCAATGGTTCCGCTTGTGTCGATTGTACCCGCTAAGTTACCCACTGTTCCTGCTGCTGTTGAGACTTGACTGGAATAGTTTCCAACCTCACCCACAGTAGGTGCACCTGTTGCGAGAGCATCGCCTTGGGTGAATGACTGAGTAAAACTCCAACTTTCCCCTGCTGTCGCCTGGGTCGCTGACAACGTAGGTATAGAACCAACGCCCGATGCGATAGTCATAC